CCTTCAATACGGAGTCAACCGCTGGAAGAAACAGATTTCCAAATGCAATGGCGGATTCAGTAACCGCCGACCCCAATTGACGGAACGATCCGACAACATTTTGGGTCATCTGATGAGCCACTTCCGCCGCTCTGTCTTTTGACGCATCAAGCAATTCGTTTTGACGCTCAAGCCCTTTTGATCCAACCGCCAAAAGAGACAAAAGACCCGGCCCCGCTTCTTGCCCCAAAAGCTCCATTGCGTCCGACGCCGTAATTCCGGCGTCTTCAAAATCTTTGACAAGGGAAGTGAAATCTCTAAAGCTTCCATTTGAATTTAAGATTTCAAAATTCGCTTTACCAAGATTTCCGGCCAATTTATTCAGTATCTTTTGAGCCTCATTTGTGGGTGCTGCGAGTCTTGATATCATGCCGCGCAGCATCGTACCCGCCTGAGACCCCTTTATACCCATATTATGAAAAAGACCAACTGCTGAAGCAGTCTCATTAAAGCTGATCCCCATAGCAGAGGCAACCGGGGCAACATACTTCATCGCCTCGCCAATTTCGACAAGGGATGAGTTTGTGGACGTAAAAGTTTGAACCAGTACGTCCATTACACCACCGGGTCTCCCAAGGTCATCAACGGTGAGTCGATACCCGGACATGATATTGGTTGCAATATCCGCTGCCGTGCCAAGGTCTACCGCCGCAGCCATGGCAAGTCTAAGTGTGGGTTCAAGTGCACCTATGGATTGATCCACATCAAGCCCGGCCATTGACAGAAACTTCAAACCCTCTGCGGCCTGTGTCGCTGAAAACTCTGTTTCAGCGCCCATCTTACGGGCTGCGGCTGACATTGCTTCAAGCTGTTCTGAAGATGCCTTTGAAATGGCCCCAACTTCGTCCATTGCCCGCTCAAACTGTGCGGCTTGGGCAATCGGAAAGGCAAATGCTCCAAGAAGAGTTACAACCCCACTAACAACAGATTGCAGGGCGTTCATTGTTTTGCTTAAATCGCCCGCTGATCTGGACGCCCTTCTTGAGTTTCTTTCCAAGTCTTCAAGGTCATCTATAACGTCCTCAAGATCGTCGCCTAAATCGTCTGTCGCACCTTCAAGGTCTTCTATTTGATCTTCAAGGTCTTCAAGTGACTCGTCGGCATCGTCCGCCCTTCCGTTGATTTCCCTAAGTTCTCGGACTAACTCTTCAAGCGTTTTGCCAGAGTTATTCCTGGCTTCAATCAATAATTCTATGGTTCGTTGTATATCGGCCATTACTTAAGCCCTCCAAGCATTGACTTTAACTTCATGAAATTTTCTCGAACGTCATCTGAATTAATCTCTTTTTTGGTAGACTTTCTTCTTTTGATCTCACCAGACGCCCTGTCAATATCTTCTTGGCTTGCGCGGCCTGCAAACCAAAAGAGCCGCATCAACTCGTCCATTTCGGATTTTTTAGAGTCAACGGCGGCCCTTAAAAATACGCCTGCTTCCCCAAGCGTATAGTTTTTAATGGCATCCCATTGATGCCCTTGGCGGATAAGAAAATGAGCGATATCGCCTATTTGCCACTTATTTCCTGAATTTTCTTTATTTCCACCGCCAAGCTCTGCAAGTTTTTTTCCAAATCACTTTTAGAGTTGAGGTTAAGTTCAATAAGATGCCTGAGCAAATCGGCCGCGATATGAATTGGCAAACTCATTACATCTTCAAGGTCAAGCCCTGAGCAATCTGAAATAATATCGGGGGAAGAATCCATGATAATTTCAAGGACAATTGATATATTATTTGGGTCTTGATAGTTTTCAGCGGTGATTTCTTTTTCGGCCAAATAACCCCTTACGCCATTAAAAAGACGTATAAGTTTTGTCGTCTCTCTAATCGAAAGCGGCCTTGTGTTTAGTTTTGTATTTCCAATTGTAAATTCGGATTCTGGCAATAATGCCGCCCAATCATCGCTTGTCAATTTAATCTTTTCCATTAGGCTAAAACCTCCTATAGGTGCATGTTTATTTCATAGTTAAAAAAGTTTTCTTTTGGGCGAATTGTTGTTTTACGCCCTTCCGTTATGTTGTAATCAAGTTTGAATGTGTCTATTGCGTTCATTGGGAGACTGCTTGGACTCTCCCCTTGCTCTAAAATACGATAAATGTAGTCGGCCATAACCCTGCCCTTTTCGACCGAATCAAGAGAAATGCTCAAGGTGACTCCCTCGTTTAAATAAATATCAGCACCAGCGCTTGGAACCTTGTATTTATGAAGCACGTCAACGATGGTGTCTATATGCATAAGGAAAGTCGCGGAAGTATTCAAATAAAAAAAATCACAATAGGGCACTACATCCCCAAGAGCCTTTTTTAATCGAACCTCGGTTTCTTTAAAGGAAAGTAGGCTTCTCGATTCGTTTCTATTATCAAAGGAAGAAGCAATACAATTTATTTTCTGATCCCTGCAAAAATTTTCTATCTGGCGAGCAGCCCCCAAATGAGAAGGGGCTTTGTTTAAATAAATCATTCCGATTGAGGAAAAAGAGGCAACATCTTTAAGGATTCTCAAGCTCTCGTAAACCGCATCCTTACACTCGACCGCCGTAAAATTTCGCCCAGAAGAATTCCAGTTTTTAATAATCCCAGAATACCCCGGAGCGCCCATACCTGAAATTACAATCGGGATTTCTTTTTCTTTTTCTATTACCGTTTTTGCGGCAATTGTCCCCAAGCACACAACCAAATCAACCTGCATATCCTTTAACCTACCTGTAACATCAATCAAATCCTTAAGGTCATTCTCCGCATTGTACTGCGTTATCCTATATTTATCGGGCAAATTCGACAACATACTGGCTTTTATTTTTTCGTATGTTGAAAGTATCTGATGTTGGACAATAAAAATCGACGGCCCCTTCTGATCCGCCGAGCTGCTTACGGCAAAACTAATGCCAAACAAAATAATAATTAGCCTTTTAATCACCTAACTCACCACCTTTATACCTATTACTGGTTCTCTCCAAAACCACCCTTATATTGGCCTCATTATCGCTTACGACAACCCTTATTTCTTTTATATCTTTTTTATTTTCTTCAATATAGCCTTTCAATTCTCTAATGGCAGCTTTATTCGCCAAAGAAAGATTATCGGTTATATCCAAGCCACTCTCCAAAGAATCGAATATTTTATTTACCATCAACTTTATTTCTGAAATGTTTTTATCGGTAAATGTATGGTTTTTCGTTATGTCGGAAGAGTTGATTTTTACCTGATTTTGCAAGTCCCTGATATTGTCATAGGTTCCAAGAAACATATCCTTACCGAATAAGCCGATAAGGGCCAAAAAGAGCCCCCCTATAGTGGCCCACGCTTGCCACTTTGTCACTCTAATGGCTTGGGCCTCTGAGTCATTTGACATCGTGGTTTGCTGGATAGCCAAAGTTAAACTGTCCAGCCTTGCCCCAATATCCTGAACTGATGTGTTGTCTTCTGCCATAATATTTACTTTGGAAACTGTTTATATGGAAAAATTTCTTTGCACATAGGAACATCTTCTTCTTTAATCCAAAAGGCGGTAACCCTTTCTGAATGCTGTTTGTCTTTGTTGAGATTGATCGCAAACCCTTTATGAACACAATCGTCAATAAAGCTATCGATAAATGTTGCCTCGCTTGATCGATCTCTGGCAATACCAACCAAACTTGCCGGATTTTCTTGTTCGTCATAAAACGGTATTTTGGCAACCTCTAATACAAAAATCTTACTATTGATGTAGCCTACCTCTATATAGTGACAGGCTTTCTTTTGTTCAAAGCAATGATCGTCCGTGCTTACGCATACGTTACCATAAGTATGTTCACCCATGTTTCCTTCCCGGCAATATCCCAATAATTCAGCCTCTGTTTTTCCTTGAACGTCGGCTGTTGGACTCAGGCCAAAAAACAATTCTTTCCACTTGGGGGTACAATAAACATAACGGCCACCGATACGATTTCCATCTTCATCGATGGATGGAGCTGTCTTATGCCACATATACCCATCAACCATATCCACCGTTGACTCGATAATATTGCAATGTTCCTGAAGTTGCTGGTTGACCGCGAACAGGCTTTTCATGAGGGATTTTTGCTTCAGATAAGTGGAAACCATGGACGCCAAAATCTTGCAAAGTTTAATCTCGTCAGTATCCCAATACCTGCGAACATATCGATTAAAACCAATACAACCCACGGCATTGTCATTTACAATAACGGGAAAAGCGACAACGGCCTCAATTTGACCGGACTGAAAAAAAAAATTGTCCCTGTTGTATTTGGTATTCTCGTTGGTGACATAGAGGGATTTTTCTTTTATTTTTTTATAGAGAATGGGAATTTCTTTTTTTGGCAGGAATTTTTTTGACTCATAGATACTGCGGAAATTTGGATGAACTGTATAAAAAACCTTTTCAAGTCCATTTTCGCCAATACTGGCATAATACATTTCTAAAATGCCAGTGGCCTCCTGAACGCCCGAAAATACCATTTCAAAAAGCTTATTGTTCATTGATCCCGTAGCGATATGGCTTGAGGCGGTAAGAAACAGGTCGAAAATATTATCAAAAACTATCTTCCGGCTGTAAAGCTCTCGATATCTATTTTCTAATAGGGTCAATTTGCCATGAACGCTTTCTAATTCATAGACCTTGCTGGTAAGCTCGTCGAGATATCTTTCCGTGTCTATACGCGATTTTATCCAATCAAATAATCTTTTCAAGGCCGAACTCCTTTAGACGTTTAACTACCGCCTTTGATGCTCACGTATGATTCTCAACCCATTTTGTGACTCATATTCTGCATTTTATGATTAACAACCTAAATCGCCTCATGACAACAAGGGCCGTCTCAAAAAGCGAGACGGCCCTTTTGAACGTCAGCGAATAAATTACGGCATCGGCCTTGCTAAAGGCTCACACTACATATTGTACAATGTAAAGTTATTATTCACCGTTTCTGATGTTGTCAGTAAGGCGTGTTTGAATGCGACTCTCTTTCCGGGTTTCCATGCACAAATCACCCCCTCCATGGGGAGAACAACGGTTGAGTAATAGCCACCCGATTGTGTGACGCAAGCCCCGCCGTGATTCCAAATCATTGTCACTCCGCTAATGCCGTTGCCATACTGATCTTTTACGCGTCCTGTCATAAGGGCAGTTCCGGCACCAATGGTTTCAAACTCAATATCCCACGGAACAGAGCAGTAAGATGTGGCCTCAAAGTCGGTAGCACTGTTGTAAATTTGAGAGGAATCAGATGAAGAGGCGTGGTAGGTCCCGTATATCCCCTGAATATTATATGTGTGCATCAGACTGGAACCTGCATAAACTCGCACTTCAACGTAGCAATCGCTCCTGTCCGCTGCGACAGTAATTTTTCCATCGGGCCCATTGTTTTTCGGGAAGGAAGCCCTGCTGTTTGAACAGCATTTCGATGCTTCGACCCTCATGCCTTTCCCCTCGTAAAGGGATTTAATGGCTTTAATGGAATTTTCAAGTGAGTCGATTTGAACTTTAATCTGTTTTTCCATAGCTTTACTTTCCTTATTTTTTTGTACTTCATGTTTCACATCATAATTTCCCCCGTGGAAATAATGATATACCTCAACATCTATATTCTTCCCGGCACATTGACAGCTCTCAATCTTATCAAGCTGCGGCCGTACCGCTGAGGACTCATTTAAGGCATTTTGGGTTTGTTCTTCTGAGGTTGGATATTTAATGTTTTCAGGATCTTCCAAGGTAGAATCAACCGATTCTTCGATAGTGGCTGAAACATGGACTTCTGGCGTTTGATTAATGCCTTTTTCTTCCATGAATTTCGTCACCTCATAGACGATAGAGGCATAATCGCTCATGTCCGCACCGCCGTTTAAAACCTGCTCAAGAGCATAGGAAAAAGCGCCACGAACAACACCGTCCACATTGATCTCTTTGGCCGTCTCATCATCTGAACAGGCAGAAATGAAAATCGAGTTTGGAATGTCAAAAGTTCGTTCTTTGATTGTTCGGATTTTTTTTCCGGTCTCTTTGGGTTTGACAAAACGATCTTTTTCCTTATCGCTAACTTCACGATATGCTGTGCCCGAATGACAACAATCGAAAATGACCGTGAGTTTTGCTCCTTTTGGTTTCTTTATGAAAAGTTCGTAAAGCTCATCGTCCTTGAGCATATTGGGATGGTCGCTTGGGCAGATAGTCTCATCCATGCTGTCTTTTTCATCGCCTGACTCGTCTTTCACTTGAGAGCCGTGACCTGCATAAAAGACAATCAATTCGTCTTCGTCTTTGGACATTTTTAAGAAGTTTTGAATGGCGTATTGAATACCGAATTTATGAGCAGACTTATTTGTAAGTCGCATCGTCCCGTAGCCACGTTTATGTAATTGAGACTCAATACCCTCAACATCACTCACGCAACCAGAAAGATTTAGCGCCGGATTTGAATATTCGTCGATACCGATCAACAATGCTTTTTTCATTTTTCCCCTTATCATCATTCCAAAATATCGAGCATTTATAAATAAGCGCCTACTGTTAAGTAAGCGCTTATTTATCTACAGCAGATTAAACAAGGCCAAGGTCAATGCTCATATACGGACTTGTCGGATGCCCAATTTCGTCCTTAAGAACTTCACCCTCATATGAGAGATTAATCCAGTCGTCAGAAATGAAGCCAACGCCACCCGACGGAATAAGTGATGTTCGCCAAATTTCAAGAGACTGATTCCCGCCCTGCGGATTATCTGAAACGAATTGCAATCTTCCCTCGACAACTGATTGTTTAAGGGCTTTCAGTTGCGTATAGGTGCATTCTGCGGCGTTATAGGTGAAAGTGATGCTTATAGTGTCATCATCGCAAGCCCCGCCGGGAACGATATAAATCCGCCCGTTATCGGCATCAACCGTATAGTCAACTTCAGCAACGAATGTAGTTGTGGGTGTGTCGGTTTCCGTCCCGTCTGTTACGGTGATTTTCTTTTTCCCGACATTGTAATATCTTCCGCCTTTGGGCTTCGCAATTACAAAGCTGCCACCGGTGACTATCGCTTGCGTGACGGACTCTTCTTCTGCCATGAACGTCATGGAAAGATTCTCGATATTGGGCTCATCAAGCGTAAACGAAACGCCAAGAGCAAGCTCTTTTACGATCTCATGATCTTTTACTTTCATTCCGCCCCGAGAAGAATAATGGGACAGCTTGTCAGGGGTTACAGTAAGAGTAAAATCCGGGGCGTTTCCAAGATCGCGGGCTCCAAGATAAAGGCCGGTAGCAGGATCTTTTACGTCAAAATAAAGAACGCCCTTTCCAAGTGTCAAGTTTTGTGCGGGATTTGGTGCAAGTGCCATAATAATTTTTCCTTTTTTAAGTTCCAGCGTCAATATAATTAAGCCCAAGCGTCAAGACCATAGCCTTGATTCCGGGCATGTTATAGTTATACGGGCCTGATGTTTTTATTTCCCTTATGAATCCGGTATTTGAAACTGAAAAGCTGCTCAAAATTTTACTTTTTAAAAGTCCATAGATAGCTTCAATGTCGAGTCCGTCTCTACAAACAAGTTCGATATAAATCAATGCCGTTCGTTTAGCCGGATACCCAAGATAAGACCTGGCGTTATACTCAACAATATAGTCATCACCACAACCCATAAAAACACAAGGAAGTTTTTTTCCGTCAATCTCCGTCGTTTCATGAGACCACTTAAAAGACTTTATCCCCATTTCAATACGAGCATTCTTTATACGACTATAAATTTCATTTAGTCCGGCTTGCTTATCATTCATCGCCAAATACCGATCTTGTAATTCCGTTTACCATTTCGTTAATAAAGTCTTCCGTCAAGGTTGGCCCTAACACTCCGCCTACTGCCTGCGTTGACCAGATTCTTCCATGATGTTCAACTGTTTTTATCCCGGTTGCATTAGGCCAAGGTCTTCTGCCCTTTATTGATCCAATTTCAAGCGGCTCTGCGTGAATTGCAGTGTTGTAGACCGACGCCTTAATTCCTGTTGCCGTCCTTATAACCTCATGATCCCAAGATGAACGAAACGTACCCTCACCAACGGGTGACGCTATCATAAGGTTTCGCTGTGCGTTTAGCGTTGCCTTTCTCAATCCGACTTCAAGGGCGTTCTTTTGCTTTCTTGAAAGCTCTTCGAAATGAGATATGGCGTTTTGTATGCTGTGCCTTATCATACCGCCCTCAATAGATAAGTATAAATGGCTTCTGCCGGGTCTGTTGAGGGGTTTCCCTTGACGACATATTCTTTGTTATCAATAGAAACCGTGGCTCCGGCTTCAATTGGATAAGAACATAGATTGACAGGGGTTAAGCAAATCAGATCCGTTACAAGGATTTTTTCGCCAAATATCGCCTCTTGTTTTTGCTGAACATATTTATTGGAAGATTTGTCATCGACAACGATGTCAAGTGTCTGAAAGACCGGGGCGGAACTGCTGAATCCATCATCGGGGGCATAATAGTATTCGCCCTGGATAACGATATTTCCTGCGGCCTTAAATGCGGTAACGGCCAGCTTCTTTGCGGTTTCCTTAAGCCCCATTTTAAATTATCCCCTCATTCTTTCAAAACAGGCCGAATTCGGCCTGTTTGCGAGTGGGCCCAATATAGCCCATATTCTTTCAGGAATGGGGTTTTTAGGGTCGTTTTTATCGGCCTCAATTGATATCGGGCCAACCGTAAAAGACGAGATACCGATCAGGTCGCTTTCAAGAAATCTGTCTTCGGACATAAGAGAGAAGGCCAGCTCACAAACGGCCTCTTTAACGGGGACAGGAATAGAGTTCGAAAAAAGATCAGGCCACATAAGCGCTTGAATCGATGTTTGGGGTTGTGCATTCCAACTTACATATCGCTCAAGCATTTTGGTAGCGGTGACAAGCGCTTGTCCTTTGTCGGTATAATCCGTCCAGTTCTCCGAATGAAGCCGATCTTCAAAGTAAGCGTCGGCCTCTTCAATTGTTATATAACTGTTGGCGGTAGACCCTCCAAAAGTTGCATCAAGCGCCATTTCGTCACCTCAAATTATTTCAGCTCAATATACCGG